TTCAGTTTCTCAATCTTAGTCAATCGTTCTTTGATATCACCCTTACTCTGCTTCTCGATCTTGTCGATGAAGTCCTTTTGCATATCCACCTTATCTTTCAGACTCTCTTTCTTCAGTTCTAGAGTCTTCACCTCGTCACGAATCTTTCTAATCCTACCCTTGATGACATCATTCATAGAAGAGAAGATCTTGATATCCAACAAATCCTCTACAACTTCCCTACGAGATGCTACAGGGAGTTGCATAAAGGGAACAAATGTCGATGAACCAAGGATCACAATCTGAGTGAAGGACTTGTAGTTCATCTTCAAAACATTCTGTTCTAGCCACTTCTGTTGATCAAGAGCAGAGTGTGACTGATCTAGTTCTTCGTCGTTACGATACAGTTTAAAGATGTTTGGTTTGATCCCACGTTTGATCTTCCAGTTGACAGAGTTCACATCAAACTCAATCTCTACCAGACAAGCCTTGTCATTGGTGGAGTTAATCAACTGAGCCTTATTGATCTTACGGAATGACTTACCGTAGAGAACAAATGTCAGAGCGTCAAGGATTGTAGACTTACCCGCACCGTTAGATCCGATGATCAGGGTTGTCTGTTCCTTGTCTAGTTCAACTGTTGTTGGATGGTTACCTGTGGAGAGGAAGTTTTGCCAGGTAATCTTCTTAAAGGTTATCATCTTGGTCGGGTGGAATCACAATGTCATCAGCTGTAATAACAGTATATCTGTGGTCATGCATCTCACAGGTCTTGATCATTATTTCGTCTTCTACTTCTAACACATTCATCTCTGGATAGTCAAGTTCTTCCAGTTGTAGTGCGTATCTTTCTGCATCATCTTCCTCACAGAAGATATAGAGAACTTGTTCTCCATTGTCATCTACGACAGAGTATGCTCCTTCTTTTTCTTTTCCCGAAACTGTAATAATATACATCAGACAACCTCACATGCCTCTTGGTATATGTGTCTAACGAGAGACTGGATTACTGTTTTATTTAACTCGGTTTCGGATTCCTCAATATAACGATTGAGGATTGACATTGTGTCTTCAGACTCTTCAGCCTCAAAGTCTTCAGTATCCATGAGTTGAAAGTTCTCTACAATCTTCAGGTCAGCAACACCAATGCTGTAAAGTTTGTCGATGAACTTTTCAAACTTCTTGGTATCACTCTTCTTTTTGACAATGACTTTGACAATCTTGTTCTCATAATCTGTAGCATTGAACGTCTGATGATCAGTGTCTTCATAGAAGATCTTGTAGAACAGACGGTGAGGATTATTTACTGGTGTATGTTCCAGGGACTCAGTATCAAAAATATGGAAACCTCTGGAATCGTTGACATCATTCCAGAACATTTCATAGGGATTACCAAGATAGAACACGGTCCCATTGTCGGATCGAGAGTGGTAGTGACCCGAGAACACTTTCTCGAACTTATTATAGGCTCTTGCGTCATGACCGTGCTCCATGATATGGCCTGGGGTTGCAGTGAATCCGTTGAGTTCAAGGTGTCCCATTGCGACACGACACTTTGACTTCTTGATTGCTTGGTTGGTTTCTTTCTCATTCTGTTCATTGACCCAAGGAATGAATAGAATGGGGAGACCACCCACAGATACTTCTGTAGGAGAAGAATAAACCTTAATGTTATTATACTCATTTAACAGGAGGTCATTAGAGTTGATATCGTTTGTGTTCTTATAGTATGCATCATGATTACCCACCATCAGATACATGGTGATACCTCTTTCCTGAAGACGGTCAAACACCACACGTCGTGACCACTTCAGTGATTTGAATTCAATACCCTTACGACTATCGAATGCATCACCCATGTGAATGACAGTATCAATCCCCTCCTTGTCTAGGGTAGGAAAGAATACGTCATCATAGAACTTCTCAAAATAATCATGAAAGAGTTTAGAACCCTTTCTAGCACCATAGTGCGTATCAGTGATAATCGCAACCTTCATCTGTGTTGTGGTTTGAACTCTTCCATAGGTTGTGATTTACTCAAGTCCCTTCTACTCTGGTTCTTGATGATAATAAATGCATCCTTATTATACTTACGTGTTCCCTTAGGAGACTGCCACTTCTTATTATACACTTCTCCTACATCAATACCAGAGACTGCAGTTCCACCAATCTCAACAGTGATCTCATCACCTAGTTCCCAGTTCAGTTTATTGACTGCACGTGCAATTTTATTCACCAGAGTATCTTCATACTCATCAGGATCAAGTCTTCCAATCATTAGTTACCTCTTAATTTCTGATGTACAGCATCCTTGATGGAATTATACTCAGAATAGTTCCCACTGTCAAGGTCATTGGCATCGAACACCTCATCAAAATCAGTTCTCTCAAGAATCTTGTTCTTGATTTCCAACTGTTTCTTCTCTTGTGAAATACGTCTCAAGAAGGCATAGTAAATGATCTGAGTGAAATATGCAAAGGGGTTCTTTGACTTCTCTGGATTAAAGTTATGGACGTATCTTACACAGTTCTCAATACCATCACAGATCATGTCCTCTTTGAACATGTAGTTGACAAAGTTTGGTTTGTAAGATAGGTGGTTTGCAATCTTCAGGAAGCACTCTCCAATATACCTAGGGATCTGTGGTTTCGGTTGATCGTTTAATTTTGCTTTCTCTACTTGTGCGAAATAGTTCTCAAGAGCATTCAGGAACTCTTTGTTATTCACATAGTGTTCAGCATTTCTAGGTTTAGGCATATTGGTATTTTGTGTTGTCTTTATTATATCAGAATAGTCAACAGTTGACAAGGTACTCAAAACCATGTAGACTTAGGCTTGTCCGGTTTGATAGTTAAATTATAGGTACTTAAGAAGACTTATAAAGCTTCTCCAAAACTTCTTTAGTATCCCTTACGTTTCCTAGGTATCCCATCTTCCTATCTAACTTCTGGAAATTACCTTGTGTAGACTTTCTAATGTAGTCCTGATAGTTCATAATCATTTCAATGTTCTCTGATTCGGACATTGTGAGGACATCTTCTAGATTGATTATAAAAAGATCTTCATGTGAAGTCTTCAACCATGGTTCAAACTTGTATCCAGTGATTGAACCTCTTGTTTTAATTGGTTGAACACAAATAGGATTTGATACAAGAAGCATAGTTCTATCACCTTCATCAGATGCTGCTACCTTACAGAATATCTCATCACCACATTTAAGTTTAATTGTTGCGTAAAAGTCGTCTTCGATCATAGGGTTTACTCCTTTATGTCGATTGTAAAAATGTCATAGTTAAATTGTTCAGAAACATAAATTTTAACTCTTTCAATAAAATGATTCAGTGTATAGTTCTTTCTTGATCCGATTGTTAAATCGTCAGCAATATCATAAAGTTTTGCACTAACCTTATCTTTGCCTTTACGGAGGACTCTACCAATACTCTGTAAGTTTCTAACTCTAGATTTTGATGGAGAGGCAAATATTACGTTGTGAAGGTTTTTAATGTTAATACCTGTACTGAAGGTTCCGTAAGATGCAACGATGATAGCGTCCTTTTCTTTTTCAGTAATCTCCCTTACTTGTTCTCTATCCTCGGCATCCACACCACCATGAATAAAGAATACTTTACGGTCTTCACTTACCTTTTTATTTATTAGGTCAAAAAGTATGGCACCATGAGCTTCTACTCTGGAGTATAGCACCAGACTATTACCCTTGAGATCTGTCACTAGATTGGTAATGAATTTGTTTCTCTTCTCATGACCAATCAGGAACTGTATCTCATCCTCATACGTATCAAACTTCTTTGGTTTGTATTTGAGAACTAGACACTGAATATCAAGAGTTGCAAGGTGTCCTTCATCCTGTAGTTTCTTGGTTTGGGTGACCTTATATGATGGTCCAAACAGTCCCTCTAACACCCACTTATGGGTCTGTGAGCCGTCTAATGTACCAGTAAACCCATATCTAAACTTAGCATGATGTAATTTATCCATGATACTAATAAGAGACTTACTCTTAAAAAGGTGCGCCTCGTCACCAATCACTACTTCATATGGTTCAAAAAACTTCCTATCTAGTTCGTAGATACTCTGCCAGGTAGTAATTGTCACCTCATTAGTGTTGACTCGTTCTCTTCCTGCGTAGATACGATGACAATGATTTTGAGTGTCCCACCCATATGATTCAAAGTCTTTGTACATCTGTTCTACAAGAGATGTCGTAGGGACAACTAGTAAAATCTTTCTACCCTTGGCTACGTGATATCTCACCACAGAATAGATCATGAAAGATTTACCTGATCCCGTAGGAGAGATCAGTAACTTACGATTGTATCTCAGTGCGTCATAGACACCATCAATCTGATAGTCTCTTGGTTTGATACCAGGTGCTACACTTTCCATGTAGTCCTTGACACCACCTTTACTAATCAGCTCATTGACTTCAAATGGTGGTCCGTAGAACTTGTTATTTAAAAATT